CTGATGTTGAGCTTACTGATACTAGTGAGTCCTTTGGTCTCCCTGCTACTGCTGATCTTATGTTTGCCCTTATTTCGACGGAAGAACTGGAACAGTTGGGACAGATCATGGTGAAACAGTTGAAGAATCGATACAACGATTTGTCGGTTAATAAAAGATTCATCGTTGGTATTGATCGTGCAAAGATGCGTCTGTATGATTGTGAACAGACTGCACAAGATGATATTCTTGACTCTGGTCAAGAATCGGGTTATGATGAACCCGAATCTAAGTTCAAAAGTAAATTTGCGGAGTTGAAGTTTTGAGTAACGTTGATCCTAAAAAGTATGCACAATTTGTAAATGGAGTCACGTCCAATGAAAGTAAAGATCATCACGCTTTCGCGCAGAGAATCGTCAACCTCCAGTCCGAAGGATTTCCTACCGAGCGACTGCTTACTGCTGCTGTAGGTATGTCTGCTGAAGCAGGTGAGTTTACTGAGGTTGTCAAGAAAATTATCTTCCAAGGAAAACCCGTCAACGAAGAGAACCTGTTCCATCTGAAACGTGAACTGGGTGACATCATGTGGTATGTCATGCAGGCATGTATGGGATTGGAAACTTGTCTTGATGAAATTATTGAAATGAATGTGGACAAACTCAAAGCACGTTATCCTGGTGGTGAGTTTGATGTACACTATTCTGAAAACCGTCAGGAGGGAGACCTGTGAAAAAAGTAACTATTGAAATGTCTGTCTATCAGGCTGCTGCAGTTCGCGAGGCCCTGTTCACTGATACTAAAGTGTATACCTATGGACCTGCATGTCCAGAACGTGTCTTCGAGATTCGAGAAGTAATCACTGACTTGGATGCTGCAATCGAAGATGCTCTTGCAGAGGAATAAATAAGAGGGCTCAGGCCCTCTTTTTTTATGGCTAGTCTTACTGGAAACACAACCGCTGGCGAGAGTGCTTGGAAAGTTTATGTGGTAGATAATCCACAACGTGCCACTGTTGATTATCAGACTGAAGTTGCGGGAGCAATTGTTTACAAAAACACTTCTCCCACTGACATGTCTGATAGTCTTGGAATGACAACTAATAGAGAAAATATTAAAATATTAAGCCCGACAACTTTCAGAGTTAATGTTAAAAGAGGGCCTTTATCACCTAACAGATCCAAATCTGAAAATTGTGCTCAGGTTAGATTTAGAGGTAAAACAGGATATTTAAAACTCGGTGCAATTAGAAAACCAACTAGTTCTGGAGATGCCGCTGAAACAAGAACACTAAATGTCACTAGTACAATTCTTGATAGTTTAAAAGAAGTTGCGGGTGTTGGTCGTGGAAACAGAGCTAAGATAAACATACAAGTTCCTGGATTTGGTTTGGTGAGTAACGTATCCAATATTATTAAAGTTCCTGGAACTATCAATGGTAGGGAACCTAAAGCTGATTTTGCTTTTACATCTACAAACGGTACACAACTGTTCTGGATATCTCATAAACAAGGTACGGATGCATCTGCATATCAACAATATGGTGGAGTTACTGCTGCTTCTGGTTCTCTAACAAATAGGAACATTATCAAGGATGATCCAGAGGTTCTATCATTTTTGAATGATCTCTATAGTCTTTATGAAGATGCTTCTATGGATGTTGGTTTCTATGCCAATAATCCTTTTAGTAGTTCAAGACTGAATAAGAGAGTTTATAGACCTGTTGGTGATCCAACCCTAATCTCTAGGTCGGTTTATGGGCCTGATTTTGGAGGTAGTTATGGTAAAGACAATGTTCATATGATTGCTCAGGGTCAGTTTGTTTTTACTCCTCTTGTAACTCCTGATGGTGATATTAATTTCCAGTTGACATTCACTGGTCCTACTGAAATGAATGGAGTTATGGGTCCATTTGTAAAACCAACCAGTGATTACAGAGCTTGTTTCATCGCCAGTTTTAGATCTGGTAGAAGAGCCGAAGTTGGTGGTAGGGGTACGATACCAGATGTCAGAATCATGATTGGTCCAAAGAAGTTAGCCGGTTCTTCGGCCGTCCTCCTTGACGACGTGATCTGACGGGGGTATTATACACACATGGCCAAGAACACGCACCTCGAACACCTTGAAGACGACATCCTCAACCAGGGGAAAGAGGGTGGTTTTAACTCCATCGCATTTCTCAAGGAACTTGGAGAAATGTTATCGACACCTCAGTCAAGTGTTAGAGTCACAACTAAGTGGGATGGTGCTCCTGCGATTATTTGTGGTACGGATCCTGTATCCAAACAGTTCTTTGTTGGAACAAAGTCTGTGTTTGCAAAGACTGCACCAAAGATTATCTACAATGAATCTGATGCAGAAAGAATATATGGTGATAGTCAACTTGCACAAAAGTTGAAAGATTCTTACAAGTATCTTTCAAAGTTCAAGGATAAGATTCCTGGAGTGTTACAAGGTGATCTTCTTTTTACAGATGATAAGGACACTCGTTTAGTTAATAAAGAACAATGTGTTACCTTTCAACCCAATACTATTGTCTATGCAATACCTGTTGCTAGTGATCTGGGTCAACGTACTCTTCGTGCAAAACTTGGAATTGTTTTTCATACAACTTATGTTGGACCAACTCTCAATGATCTGAATGCACAGTTTGGTGCCGATGTTTCCAACCTTCAGGATGATCCCGAGATCATGGTATTCAGTTCTGATTTCAAAGATGTCACTGGATCTGCAAACATGACTCCTTTTGAGAGAAGTCAATTTGATAGTTTGGTTCGTCGTGCAGAAGGATCTCTGAAACAGGCTAGTACGTTTTTGGATGTGCTTGGTGACTATGGCCAGAGTAAGTTTCAGATGAACAAGATGTTCAAAGTGTTCTTCAACACTTATATTCGTGAAGGTCGTGCAATTACTAATGCACAAGCTGTAGTGCAAAACTACAAGAAGTATTACTTTGAAGCACTACAGAAAGAGATTGATTCCAAAAAGACACAGGCCACAAAAGATAAATATTTACAAATGCGAACAGATGGTCTCAAGTTCTTACAACAAAACGAGAGATCTGTTTATTTTACTGTCGCATCTTACATGAATTTGATCGAAGCGAAGAACTACGTCATCCGCAAACTTGAGAAAGTCCAAGAGATTGGAACTTTCCTTCGCACTGAGAATGGATATCAAGTCACAGCTCCAGAAGGATTTGTGGCCATCCGATCAGGTAACGCACTCAAGTTGGTTGATAGACTGGAGTTCTCAAGGGCCAACTTTACCGCAGACAAGAACTGGGACAAACCGTGAGTTTCTTTAAAAGAGTCAGAACTATCATTGAGGGTCAGACGATGGCCTCTCAACAGGCCAAACAGATGGGTCTGGTGGGCAATGATCATGGCGATTGGTATGATAAGGAGGGAAACCTACGTGCTAAAACTGTAGGTGGTAGACTTCAGATTTTCAAAGGGAAACAGGCTGCAAAACCAGAACAACCTGCAAAGAAAGAAAAAGAAGAAGGTTCAAAAGAAAAGAGTTCTGATACGATCACTGTAGGATTTGGTCGTTTCAATCCTCCAACAATCGGTCACGAAAAACTTATCAACACGATTGCACAGACTGCTGGTAAAGGTGGTAGGTATCGTATCTATCCATCACGTTCTCAGGACCCCAAAAAGAATCCTTTGGACGCCAGTGATAAGGTAAACTATATGCGTCAGATGTTCCCTGATCATGCAGACTCTATCGTTGATGATGAAAAAACTAGAACTATTTTTGATGTATTAAAAGCTGCTCATGGAAAAGGATATTCCTCTGTCAATATTGTGGTTGGGTCCGATAGAGTTAAAGAATTTGAAAACCTGGCCAACAAATACAATGGTCAGTTATACGACTTTAAGAAGATTAACATTGTATCGGCCGGCGAACGTGATGCCGATGCCGAGGGCGTCGAAGGTATGTCTGCATCTAAGCTACGTAAAGCAGCCTTAGATGATGACTACGAAACATTCAAGTCTGGTATCTCTAAGAATCTAGACGACAAGACCACTAAACAACTTTACAATACTATCCGTAAGGGTATGAAGGTGAAGACTGAAGGTTGGCAAGTTGCACCTAAACTCTTCCCCGACACTCTGCGTGAACATTACTTTGCTAAGAAACTATTTCAGGTTGGTACATGGGTTGAAAACATGAACCATGGCCTGATTGGTGAGATCACACGTCGTGGTGCAAACTATGTGATTGCAGTGACTGAAGATAATATCATGTTCAAGTCTTGGTTGAAAGATCTTATCGAAGTAACTGATAAAGATCACAAGAAGTTTGCGACGATGAAGTACACTGAATATACTGTGTCAAAAGTACCTGGGCAGTACAAACTGATAAATAAACTTAGGCAACAGTACAAAAATTATAGAAAGTCATGAAGGACTCTAAACAAGTTCGCTCTGAGCATCAGTCATTTGTTGATGCTTATGGTCAGATTGCTGAAGCTTCTGTTCAACCAGAAGAAGATAGAAAGCGTCTGACGAAGAGTAATCCAGCAGGAACTCCTCGCGAGCCACTGGGTGGTGATCGCCGTCCTATGGTGAAAGTTCGTAAAGAAGGTGCTTTCACTGAACAGGCAGAGAAGTATGAGATGTCTGTCAAACAGTTTGCTAGATTCGTTGAAGCGAATCAACTGTTGTTTTCTGTAGAAACTCGTAAGAAGGCACAGGTTGCTAATGCCTTCCAAGGTTTCAAAGAAACTACCGAGTGGGATGAGTTCTTTGAAGACACCGAGATGGTGGAAGATCTTCAAGGTACAGTGAAGAAAGCCCTTGATAAGGGTTCTGAGTTTATGAAGAAAAATCCAGTTGGTAGAGCTTTAAGTAAT